GAAATTGACCACCGTGTTGGTGCTGGTGCCGTCCTCGCGCGTGATCGTCACGTCGCAGCTTGTGCTGGCGTGGTTGTTGCGCAGCGTCATCTCCATGACGCGCTTGATCAGCGACGCAGCACCCGTGACGATCGTCGTCGTGGTCGTGCCGGTGATGCTGGCGATGATGAGAGGCAGCAACTGCGCGCCGTCGACCACGGGCGGTGTGGCCGTGCTGACAGCGATCACCGAGGCGGTAACTTCGATGTCGGTCGACGCCGACGTGATGACACGCAGCAGATGGCTGGTGCTGCTACCGACGAGCATGGGTCACTCGGTTTCGTAGGTGCCGGGTTTCGGCGTGAAGCGCAGCGCCGCAGCCAAGCCGGCGATCTCCTTCTTCAGGTCCAGCCACGCCGGACCGTCGCGTTCGGCTTCGATATCGCCCTTCTTGTCCATCGCGAGCACGCGCAGGCGCTCGCCCTCGTTGACGAGTTCGTCGAGTTGTTCCTGCAGCCCTTTGGTCTTCTCGTAGACCGCATCACGCTTGGCGCACAACTCCCAGTAGTGATCGAGCAGGAGCTTCTTGGATTGAGAGACTTTGACCATGCTGTTCTCCAATTACTGCATCGTCCACACGCCACCAGCCGGGAAGTCCGAGGTGAGCGTTTCGGTGTCAGCCAGGGTGATCGCTGAGCCGTAATCGAAGTAGAAGCACAGCGCATCGGCGGGTGACGACGCGGTGTCGTTGTAGACCACCAGATACCGGAACGGTCCGACATTGCCGCCCGAGGCAGTGATCACCTCGTCGGCGATCGTGACCTTCGCCTCGCCGTTGGACTCGGTGAGCGTCACCGTGTCCAGCGTGTAGCCACCGCCCGCGCCCGCGGTGTAGCCGCCAGTGGCCGCGATCTGCGTGATGTCGGCCAGCACGGTCATGCCGTCGTTGGGCGCCGTGTTGGTCAGCGCCATCTTGAAGGTGTGCGTCGACCAGTTGTGGACGGCTTTGTTCACCTGTTCGACGTAGTCGAAGAACTTGAAAAACGCTGAGGTGGGCATGTCAGGCTCCAGTTTCCACTTCACTCGAAGCGAGATTGCCTTGCTCGTCGTACTTGTGTTTCACGACCTTCTTGGCAGCCTTCTTCTCGCCCTCGGCTTTTGCATCCTTGGCCGCGAACGCTTGCTCGATGGCCTTCTGGACGATGTTGCCGATGATGTCGGCGGTCTTGCCTTCCTTCTCACGGTCGGCAACAGCCTGCTCTTTCATCATCTCGATCTTGAGTTCGCCGTCGGCGCGTGTCTGCTCGGCCTGCACGAGTGCAGCGGCCTGCGCCTTCTGCATCTCCATCTGCTGGGCCTGCTGCTCGTCGATCGCTTCGTCGGACGGCACACACTCGTCGACCGGCAGTTCCATCGCAGCCGCGGTCTCACGCAGCAGTGCGGCGCGGTACTTCGGCGTGATGATCGCGGCGTCGATCGGGTTGGCGGTCATGCCGAGGAACTGGATGCGGCGCTGCTGCGCGCTCTCGCGGATCAGGATCATCGCGGCACCACGCGGCACCACGCGGCAGTCGCCCTTGATCGACTCGTCCGGGTTGTAGAGCATCTCGTTGACGAACGTGTCGTAGATCGTCTGCTCGATCACGTTGGCGTCGATGTTCGAGATGCCGCGCCGCAACCCCTTGGCTGCGTTGCTCATCAGGATCTGCAGGCCGGTGGCGGTGTCGGCGCTGCCGCCCGCGCGCTCGTTGCCGTACGTGTAGCGCGGGATGCCCGTCGCGTCATCGGCGCGGATCTCCCACTTCTCGTACAGCGCCATCAACTCGGGCGAGTTGCTCGGCGGCTGGAAGAACCCGATGCCTGGGTTCACACCCTGCGTCGGATCGCTCTTCAACTGCCACACCTTCCACGGTGCCTGCTCCATCGACTGCTCGCCATCAGCGAGACGGTCGACGTGCACCCACACTTGCGGCCCGCTGGCTTGGCCAAGGTTGTCGGCCACCGCGCACGCGACGCCGTTGCACATCTTCTGCGGAGTCTCCGCAAGGTCGGGCACCGAGCGGCCCCAGAACGCACCGGAGATCTCGTCGTAGCACGCCTTGCGGTACGGGCGGCGCCCGAGCGGGTTCGGGTTCAGCGCCGCGTAGAGCACGTAGCTGCCGCACACGACGACGTTGGCTTCGTACTCCTGGGTCTCGTTCTCGATGCCGGGGACACCCCAGGTCATCAGCTTCCAGCCTGGGATGCGGCCCCAGTAGTTCAGTGCATCGATGATGCCGTTGGGTGACAGGAACAGGTACATCGTCTCCTGCTCAAGCCGCTGGCGCTCGCTTTCCGTCCACAGCCAGCCTTCGAGGTGGCCGGCGCTGTAGTCCTTCAGCGCGCCGTCGATCTGATCATCGCGCCAGCCGTCGAGCCCCTTGAGGTCGTATAGCTCGGTGCGCTGGAAGCGGATGCGCTCGATGAACTCGCCCTGCTGCGGGCTGCTCGTGCCGGGACCGGGGTAGCAGTCGAACGGCGAGACGCGGTCCCACCACTGCACTGCGTGATTCACCACCTCGGGCTTCCAGCCCGTGCCCCACTTCAGCACCTTGTTGCGCTTGTAGATCGGGCCTTTGAGGATGGCTGACGGGTAGGTCGTGAAGTCCTCGATGAACGCGTCCATCGCGGTGTAGAAATTGCCCTCTGCGAGCCGGTCCGCGATCGTGGTCTGCATGCGCTCGGTGCGCTTGTCGGAGATCTTCTTGATCGTCGACTCCGCTTCCTCGCGCAGCTTGTCGCCCAGCGCGACAGCGAGTTCCTTGAACTCTTCCTCTTCCATCACGCCGCCGCCCGCGTCGGCGATCTGCTTCATCGTCTGTTGCGCCTGCACGACCGCCTTCTTGACGATCTGCACCTTCATCGGCATCGGGATATCCGGAACCGGCGTGCTCTCCAGACCCCACGGCTGCTCCCCAACCGGCAGGACCACGTCACGTGTCCAGGCTGAGCCGGCGCGGCACTTCACCTCGGTGAGCGGCGCCCACACGATGTTGATGCCGCCCGACGTCTGCTGCATGTCGTTGAGTTCTTGCGGCGAGTACACGCCGCGTCGTGCGCGCAGGCAGCGCAGCAGCTTCTGGTCGACGCGCTCCTTGGCCAGCTTGTTGCGCTGCCAGGACAGCCGCACGTGCCCAGAGAGTTCGTTGTCGAACTCCTCGGGGATGTCCTGCACCTCGGGCGGCGGGGGCTCGTCGCGCTGCAGCACCTGCTGCAGGTTCAGCCGGCGCACCAGCGGGTAGTCGCGTGCACCCGTGTTCCCGTTGGCCATCGGCGTGGCGGGCGCCTGCGGGTTCAGGCCCCGCGGTCCCTGTGCCTGCCCGGTCTGCGACATCGCAGAGGCACCACCGCCAGCAGCGGTGGGGGTGGCATTGCCTCCCGTGCGGGGTGGGTTGAACCCAAACGATCGCGGCGGGGGTGTCTGCGGCACGGCCATCTTGGGGGCCGATTATGCAACAGTGTCAACGTAATCCCGTCTGGACGACACTCTATTGCGCTGCACAAAAGAAAACGCCCCAGGGGTTGCCGGGGCGCTCAAGGAGGTCAAACCATGGAAACCGCGATGCAGGCGCGGTGCCTCAGTGTATCACCGGGACCACACCACGGTCCGGCGCTGCACCGGGCGCACGCGCGCCGTCGTGATCTTGCGGTCGATCAGTTCAGGCACGAAGCTGAGTGCAAGCGAGTCGGCCTTGTCGGGTGACTTGCCGCCGTTCTTCTTGATGTCCTTCTTGCTCTGAAGCTGGATGCGAAACCGCGCATCGTGACCGTAGTCCAGCGACGTCAGTTGCATGTCGAGATCGTCGTCATCGGGGATCGCCCCGTTGGCCAGCCAGTCGCGCATGCGGCCCCAGCACTCGGCACGCTGATTGAAATACTGCTTCTCGTCCTTGGCAGGCTGGCCCCACATCACGGGTATCAGAGGTACATTCAACCGCGGCAGGCGCTTCAGCGCGCTATCGAGGTCGGCACCGTTGCCGATTGCGTCATACACGATGCAGGAGACATTGGTGTGGCTGCGGATGAGTTCGAACACCCGCCCCGCGAGATCCGGTCCGTCGAACCCCGACAGGCTGAGTTGCCAGTGGACCTTCAGCCCCTGCCGCAATGTGATTACGGAGAAGTCGTCGCCGAATCGGGCTGGGTCAATTGCCAGCACCTTCTGGAAGGCTTGATAAGCGGTGACGGGGGGCATGCCCTCGCGCCCACGCTTGCGCGAGGCGGTGACCAGTTCCGGGCTGATGAAGTTGCTGTAGCCGGCGCGCGGGAACTCACCTCGCACGCGCACACGTACAAAGTCGCTGTCCTCCCCGTACTCTTCGACCCAGGCAGCAAGCTGCCCCTTGTTCGTGAAGCTGATCGTGCGGCTGTCGACGCGGGTGAAGTGGTTGCGGCGGGGGCGCACGCAGTTCTGGAAGAACCTGCCCGTGGTGCGGGTCGGGTTGCCGTAGCGCATCCAGAGGATCTCGGTCTGAGCGTCGGTGAGCGCGCCCTCGGTCACCTCATAGATCTGGTCGTCGATCGCCGCCGCTTCGTCAAAAATGACGATGATTCGCTTGCCCTGGTTGTGTAATCCAGCGAAAGCTTCGCTCTTTTCCCTCGTCCAGGGAATCATATCGATGCGCCAAGTCTTGGCCTTGGCTTCCGAATCGGCGGCGTAGATCGCGGTGGCGGTCAGGGTGAACAGATCCCTGGCCACGAACAACTGGTGCCATTTCCCAAGCTCGGCCCAGGTCTTGGTCTTCAACTGCCCTTCCGTGTTCGCCGTCACCACGCCACGGGTGTCCTCGAACGTCGAGATCGCCCACAGGATCAGCCACGCCACCTCGGCTGACTTGCCGATCCCGTGGCCGCTGGCGACGTCTTCCTCGATGACGACACCTTCCCCGTTCGCGTCCTGCAGCCGCAGTGCTAGCCGGTGCAACTGCTCGCGCTGCCACGGCTCGGGTCCGGAGCGGTTCTCCAGCGACGTGCCCTTGACACCCCACGGGAACGCCCACATGACGAACCCCAGCGGGTCGTCCGCGTAGCGCGACAGATCCTCGAATAGCTGGGTGAGCCCTGGGCTGACGACTGCGCGGTTCAGCATCTCAGCGGCCACGTCGGGTCGCGCAGGCGCAGCATGAAGCAGATCATCTCGGCTTCAGCGCACAACCACTGAGAGAGGTGGTGGGCAACGGCTACGCCATCCTCGCTGACGATCACGGCGTGCGCGCCGGCCAGCGCCAGCGCCAGCTTGCGCATGGACCTGTCCGACATCTCGACGTCGGTGAAGAAGGCGTACGGCTTGCCCGACTTCTGCTCAAGCATCGGAACGCCGGCCTTGTCGGTCAGGCCGCGCCCGTCCTTGCTGATCAGCGGCACGCTACCACCACCGCTCGATGAGCACGATGATCACCGGGATCGCGAGGATCCCGACGAAGATGACAGCCGCTTCCACCCAGAACATGGGTGTCAGTCCTTCGGTGGCGGCTTCAGCGACTTCGGTGGACCCCACACATCCACGACGAACAGGACCACAGGGGCCGTGAAGACCCCCATGGCAATCCACCAAGCCGTCCACGCGCTCATCGCGACAGCGGCCCGACCAGTGACGCCGCCACCCAGCAGGCGAGCCCTGCGGCCAGTAGCTGGAACCGGGGCGGGCTGGGCACGCCGACGGTGGCCAGGATGAACAGCACGAGTGCTGCGATCAGGAACGCGGTGCCGATCACCGCCACACCCGATTGGTCGGTGCGTACGGCGCGAGACCCTCGTCGACCGGGGCCATGTCGACGGTGCTGCGGCTCTCCGCGGTGCGGATGACGCGCGCCTTGCGCACCTCGCCAGCCGCCTCGATCTGGTTGGCCGAGCCGATCGACACGCCGCCGATGGCGCTGCCCGTGGCCAGCGCGCGGAAGCACGCGGGGTCGGTCGCCCAGCGCGGGCCAGTGGAGTTACCAGATCTGTTCATGCTCGGTCTCCTTGACGGGGGTGGCAGAGGTAGCAGAGGTAGCGGGGTTGACGGGCGGGATTATGCGCGCGTCCTCGACAGCGGTGAGGGAGGTATCGACGACCGAGGTGAGGGGGGTGATCGGGGTGGGAGCCCGCCGTGCCGTCTGAGCCCGCTCGCGCCCCGCGCGCAACTGCACGGCCAACTCGCCGGCCAGCGCGTTGAGCCCTTCCTTGTCGTCGTTGATGATCTTGTAGTGCTGCGCCAGCACCTTCAGCGCCCCCGGCTTGTCCCACAACTTGATCTTGACGGTAGTCACCGGCATGGCGGCGTTCCCGCGGCCACGCAGGACGGTCTCGAAGTCGATGCTGGCGATCGCCGCGCGCTGGGACGGCGTCATCTTGTGCAGCGGCAGCATGTCGCCGTTCTCGTCGAACAACTCTGCCGGATCACTGAAAGCGATGCGCGCGATTTCCTCGAAGGTGCGCTTGGCGGTGATCTCCAACTCGCCGAAGTGCTCCAGCAGCATCTGCTGCAACCTTGCCTTGACGTGCGGCAGAGCCAGCGTGGACTGTGCGGAGCGTGGCTCCAGGCCCGCTGCCTCTGCGGCAGCCCCCGCGAGGGAGAGACGTGCGCCCCGCGCGATGTACTCGTGCAGGAAAAGATCGTGATTCGTTCTGGCGAGTTGTACGCTCACGGCAGGGCTTGGTCAGTGTCGCAGTGTGGACAGTATGCCCCGTTCGGCGTCACCGCGAACAGCCCGTTGCCGCACTTGCAGTTCCAGTGGGGCTCGCTGCGGTGATGCAAACCGACATACACGCCGTGGTGCAGATCGCATTTCGGGCACTGCAGGTACGCGCTCACCGCAGGCGCAACTGCCATCCACTCGTGCTTGCATTGCAGGCAGCGCGCCAGTCCGCTGTAGTGCGGCTTGTGGTCCTCAAGCTGAATCAACTCTCCTGCGACGTGGTCGGGCGGTGTGCGCTTTTTGCGCTTGGCGACGAAGGGGAGGATTTTCACAGAGGGAAATTTTAGGTCAAAAAATTTCGGAATTTGGGATCAAAAAAATTCGGAATTTCAGATCAAAAAAATTCGGAATTTGGGCTCAAAAAATTTCGGAATTTGGATTTCTGGCTGGCGCGTTTGCGAGGGTGTGGAGGTATAGGGGGGTAACCCCCGTCACTCGAAAGCCGGCTCCCCCCGCCACCCACGCCCCCCTCACTGGATTGTGATCGGCGTCGCTGGCTGCTCTAGATAGAGTGCCTCACGCCGCGCAGCGTTCCACTCCTGCACGATGCGTTGCACCGCAGCGACGACAGACACCCAATTGATCCGGTCGACATCGGCACCGCCATGCTTGGCAATCAGATGCTGCACTAGATCGG